TTCATAACAATATCATCTAATTCCATATTATATTCTTTGGTAGCAACAAATACTTTACCTCTTGCTACATTAGTCCAATATTCAGCAATTTTCAAACCAAAATTTCTTGAGCCAGAGTGAACTGTTATCCAATAATCATTAGTTTTATCTGATTTGCCAAGTTCAATAAAGTGATTGCCTCCTCCTAATGTACCAATTGATTGAAAAAATTTACCTTCATCCATATTAATATCTTTCAATTTAGCTGTTAACCATTTTTCATTATATGTTGGTGACTCATAAGAAGTTCCAAATTTCTCATTAAATTTTGCAGCAAATTTATCAGCAATTACTTGTACATCATCAAAAGGAATATTTTTGAATACTATATCTTCATGCATATCAAATCCCATAGGAACATTTTCACGTATCAGATTATCAATTTTCTCTAAATCTAATGAAGTTTTACCTGAAAATCTTGCAGACAACATGCCACATCCGATATCTGTTCCGATCGTACTTGGTTTGATGTATTTTCCTAATTCCATGGAAAATCCAATGCAGATATCCGATCCAACATGTGCATCTGGCATTATTCTAATTTTCAATCCATTAGATGTTTCTGAGTTTATAACATTGTATATTTGAGTAAATACTCCTTCTTCAACTTCATCTATAAATATTTTAGCATCTGTATATTTACCTTTTAATTCTATCATAATTTTACTTTTTTATTTATATTTAATTTGCAAATGTACAACAATTATTTTAATTATTAAAATGTTTCACTAATTTCTTTCAATTTATTTTTTCTTTCAATTCTTTTACTAATAAAAAATGTTTTAATAATTATATAGCAATCAACGTTAACATCAGTCATTATTAATATAGAACTATTTTTTTCATCTTCATAAATGTTTAATATTCTATATTCTTTACCTACTGTTATTAATAAATCATTTGTATTATCATTTTTTATACAAATAGCTAATTCTCCAACTTTAAATTTGTTGTTTGATTTCATTTATTTTCATTTTTCTAAGTTTTTGTTTACTAATGAAATAAGATTCAGGTACAAAAAAATTATAATTATTATTACATATCATATACATATTACTTGAATTACAATTACTTAATTGAAGTACTTTATATTCGTTATTTATTGTCAATAATAGTTCAGTAAAAGTATCATTTTTTATACAAATAACTAATTCACCAACTTTAAATTTGTTTTTTGATTTCATTTATTTTCATTTTTCTAAGTTCTTTTTTACTAGCAAAACAGGATTTAGGTACAAAATAATTAATATTTATATCGCATGTTACGCATATATTATCAGTATTAAATATTCCCATTGCTGATATTTTATATTCTTTATTTATTGTCAATATATTTGAATATTCAAAGGTTTTTATACAAACAATGGTATCATTTGTTTTGAACATATTTATTTAGTTTTTCAAGTTTAAATTTTCTTAAATCTTTTAAATTCTTTTTATTTATAAAATATGAATCAGGTAACGGCATTATAAGATTATTATCGCATATTATATTTAAATATCCGCTATTTTTATATATCCATAATATTTTATATTCTTTATCTACTGTTATTAATTGATTGCTATTTTTTATACAAATAGCATAATCATCAATTTCAAATTTATTATTTTTAACTAATTTCATTTAGTTTATTTAATTTTAATTTTCTATATCCTTTTACACTTATAAATCTCGTCATATCATAAACTGAATATCCATATTTATTTTCAATTTCATCTAATATATATGAAGTGCTTTCATATCGACTACTAGTATCATCAAGTGATTCATAACAATTTCCATCATCTCCCCAATATGATAGAATTTTTTTAATTGTGTAAGTTTTATTTATTTCTAATGGATTTATTTTATGAAATTCTAACATATATGATACGAAATCATAAAAAACATAATCTTGTTTAGGTTCATTATCTATACAAACAACTACATCACCTATTTTGTACATATTTATTTAGTTTTTTTAATTTTAATTTTCTGATTGATTTAATATCAGTAAAAAAACTTATTGGTACAAATTGGCTGAATTTTTTAGTGTCACTTTTTACTACAATTTTATTTTGAAAATACCAATCAATATATTCAATTTTATATTTTTTACCTATTGTTAAATGTTGATCCCAATAATCATTATCATCAATTTTTACACAAGTGACAATTTGGCCAATTTTAAAATCATAATTTGTCAATTCATTTTCTTTCATTTAGTTTATTTAGTTTAACTTTTCTTAAAATTAAAATTAATTGATTTTCGGGTAAAGATAATAATCTAAATCTCATATTTGTATTCACTATATGATTATAATGAATAGTTACAACATAATTATCATTATTACAATCATATCTTATTTCACGTATATAAAAATCACTGTCTGGTATTTGTTCATCATAATATTTTTTCAGTTCTCTTAATAACAATAAATATGATTTGGTATCTAAGTTTGAAACTATATTGGTTGGCATAATTTATTTAGTTTATTTAGTTTATTTATTCTGGATATATTATTTAATTTGCATTCAGATAAATAATGATGTTCAGTAGTATAAAAATATCCTGATAATCTATATTTTTTTCTCATTTTAACAGAAATAACATACTCAGAATTATTATGATAACTTTTTCTAAATCCTGATATATCATATACAGTATATTTAAAATTATCATTTAGTATATTTGAATAATATATTTTTAATTCTTTGAGTAAATTTTCATATGATTGCGTATTTTCTTTATATTTATACATTATTAATTTTTTCTAATTTTTGTTTTCTTAAAAAAATATTATGTTCTTTATCATCATTAAATTGATATAATATATCATTAACTACTTCATATTTAGAGTATGTAATAACAAATGGCAAATAATCATCAAATTTAATATAGAAAGAATATTCACTTGACATAAAAATTGAAAAACTTAAATTAAATTTCTCAGTCATTGCAATTATTGCGCCAGATCTAATTAATTCATTTTTTTCATTCAATTGAATATATTTATCCATAGAATAACAGTTTTTAGGCATACCCCATAACCCGTTATCTTGTTTTTTAGAATTTATTTTTATTATTTGCATAATACTGATTATAAATTGCCTAATTTACTTACTTCGTCATTTAATTTAGTTCCAAGTGATTCTAAATTTATCATTTGCTTTTTTATTTGTTCTATACTATTATTAAATTCTTCTTTAATATCTTCTTCAGATATATCTTCGCTTGTCATTAGTTCATCAAATTTTTTAAATAATTCTTGACTTTCTATATTATTTGATACAAATTCGAATGAATCATAATCTATATTTTGATCAATTTGATATTCATTTTCAGTTATTTTTTTATCTATGGTAAGTATATCATTTTTCCTTTTATCTGAAAATTCTTTAAAGTTAAAAACATATTCTTCATTTTTAAGAGGACACCATTCTGCAGTGTAAAAACTAACATTATCATTAAAATTAATAAAATATTCATCATTTTTTAAAAATTTTGATAGTATACATTCACTTATTGGTTCATCTCCTGATTCATAATAATATTCAGTATTACAAAATGGACAATTTCCACAGCAATTTACGGTTTTTTTCATTTTAAATTATTTATTTTTTCGATTTTTTCTTTTCTTTTCTTATTGAGTTCTTTTCTTTTAATTTCTCTCATAAATTCGTCATCAAATATAATATGTTTAGGATATAAGTTTGCATAATCCATATTTACTATCTGATATTCAAATTTATAATTTTTCTTCATAATTATTTATATTGTTTATTTCTATTATGCTTCCAAGTTTTATACATTCTTATTTGATACATCAATAATTGTTTCTTTTTATATTTTTTTGTTATTCTTGAATATTCTGGATAAAAGTGTAAACCTTCGTCCCAATACGGATCTGTATCATCTTTTGTTAAGATGTTATAAGTTTTGTTGTCAGTTACAACTTCTGATTTTTTACATTTGAATTTTTTCATTTTTATTAGATTATTTTTTAATAATCTAATATTTATCTAATTTTTTCTTCATTTTTGATATATTATGCTAATTTATTTTTTATATATATGTTTTTTAAATAAATGTTTTTTAAAAATATAAAACTTTTTTTATTTATAATATATAAGTGATATAATTTTAAATGAACTATACTCAACTAGATTTTTACAAAGATAACAAAAATATTTAATAATACAAATTTTTATATGATAAATAATAAAGTTGAAAGACTTTTAGCTGGAGAAACTATTATTAGTAAAGAACCAGGAAACTCAATGCTTCCAATAATCAAATCAAAACAGCCTGTAACATTAGAACCTGCAACTTGGGAATCAGTTGAAGTGGGAGATATTGTATATGCTAAATATCACGGAAAATTATATACACACTTAGTAAAATCAAAAAACTCAGAACAAGGTGTTCTTATTGGTAACAATAAAGGACATATAAATGGATGGACCAAAAATGTTTATGGTAAAGTAATAAACATTTTATAAAAAATAAATAAATATAATGATGAGAGCAATATGTAAGCTAGATTACGGACAGTTTGAAAATAACAAAACCTACAATTATTCATGCACTAACGACAATAAATTCCACGTTGATGGTCAATATGGAAAAACAGAATTTAATAAAAGACAATTTAATGCATTATTTACATTAGAAAGAACAAAAAACCCAAACAAATCATTTAATTTTTAATATCTAATTTATGAAATTTAATATCGGAGATAATGTTATATTCATAAATAATTCTAAAACTATTTATGCTTGGGATCTTGTTGATTATAAAATCTATAAAATTGAGAATTTTTCAATTCGTTCGTCTGAATTTATGTATTCGGTGAGTGATAATGATAGTAATACAACTCAAAGTTGGTATTTTGAATGTGATTTTATTTCATTGCAAGAATATAGAAAAATTAAATTAAACGAAATAAAACAATTATCATGAGAAGATTTAGTAAAAAATTAAAAAATATATTTAATTCTATTAATCCATATTACGAAATTAATAAAGAATCCGATAGATTTCAAGAACTCAGAATAAAATTGAATGAAAATCGATTAGATTATATAATAAAAGAGTTTGAAAGAATAGAAAATATGAGTGATGAAGAAAGAATAGAATATAAAAAAAATTTATTGAAAGAAGAAGCAAATAATATAATTGATAAATTAGAATCAAATTCAGAATTATATAAAGAATATAATAATATTATGAGGAGAAAGAAAATTAAAAAATTAGAAAGTAATGAGTAATTTAGTAGAACATGCAAAAAGAGAATTTCTTAAATTAGGTTATAAACCAATTGATAAATGCGAAAATGATCCAAATAAATGGATACAAGAAAATATATTAGAATTACTTGAAATATTTTCTAAACAAGGTCATTCTGGATTTTCAGCATCATATGTACTTAGTTATTTTAATAAATTGGCTAATTTTGAACCAATTGCTCCGATTATGTGTACCGATGATGAATGGAATGATATAGCAGATGAATGTTATCAAAATAATCGTTGTTCTGCAGTATTTAAAGAAAAAATTGATAGTAATCCATATTATTTGGATGCTATTATTTTTGTTGATGAAAATAATTCATCTTTTACTGGTAGAGCATATAATAATAGTCATGATAGTATAACAAGTAGGCAAACAATTAAATTACCATTTACACCTAAACGTTTTTATGTTGATGTAGTTTATTATAATGATGAAAATCATATTAAAGATGAATCCCAATTAAAAGAAGTTTGGAAATATTATGAGCATCAAGAAACTAAGTCATATATTAGATTACAAAAATTAAAATCAATAGAATGAAAATTGGAGATGTTCAAGTTTATTTAGGAGATACTAATATGTATTATACTAAAAATAAAAAATATTATGTATATAGGATAAATTCTCATTTTATACCTGGAACTATTTGTGGACATATAATGAATGATATAGGAGATAGTGTTTATTTTCGTGATGATGATATCGACAGGAATTGGATAGATTTAAAAAAATATAGAAAAGAAAAAATTAATAATTTAAATAATATTTATGAAAAAAACTTTGAATGATTTTGATTATAGTTTTAAATTTCCTGATAATGATTTTAATAATTTATCGTTAGAAATGCTACAAAAATGGAAAACATTAATCAATCAAGATAAAATAAAATTAAAAAAAGAAGAAAGAATTGCTAAATTAAATGAAATAAATTCTAAATAAAATGACAATACAAAATTATAAGAAAAAATATTTAATATGTAAAGATGATTTTGGTAAAAATATTTATGTTGGAGATACTGTGGAATTATTTTGTCCACTTGAATTTTCAACTACATGGAAATCAATTGTTTATTGGAGTATGTTATCTGGAGCGTGGGTAGATTTTCCTACTATATTTATTGATACTCCAAATCCTCAAAGAATTTTATATTCATTACTTAATCAGCAAGAATATAATATTTGTGATGTAGATAGTGATATTCCAATAAAATATAAAGGATATTGTAAAAAAATAAAATCTTTTTATACAAAATAATAAAAAAAGACTGAAATAATTATTTCAGTCTTTTTATTATATAATAAATGTTATTTACTTTGAATCGTTTCCTATAGTATTAGTTTTTGTAGTATTCGTATCAGTAGTATTTTCTCCTGTATTATCATTAGTAATATTACTAGTATTTGTATCAGTAGTGTTAATTATTTTTTTACCTTTTTCTATATAATTAATAATATATCCAGCAACCGCAAATTCTATTCCAGCCCATATTGCGAAATCACCTGCTGATATTGTACTTAATGAGTGTAATAAAAAATAAATCATACCCCATTGACCAATTATAAACGCAATCGAAGATTCAATCCTTTTCTTAGAAAAAAATGATGGTTGATTTGAATAAATTTTTAATATTTCCATGACAAATCTTTTTATATTAGTCCATCCAAAAAAATATGTTTTATTCATAAATTATATTATTATTTTTTACCTTGTCTTTTTAATATGGCTTGCTGCAATGCAGTTGGTAGTTTCTTTTGGGCTGCAGAAAGACCAGTTTTTTCTTCTTTTTCATCATCGTCTTTAGAAAACTTTTTTATTGCCCCTTTTTTATCTTTACATTCTTTTTCATCATCTTTACATTTTTTTACGACTTTACCTTTTTTCTCATATTTATCATCGTCATCATCGTCATCATCTTTGATGTTTTTGAATTCTTTAAGAATATCTTTACCTACATTTGTGCGTTTAGTTGGACCAGAACTTTTAAAAAATTCTTTATCTGTAAAATTATCAAGATCACAAAGATTATTCAATTTACCAAATACGTGTTCTTCTTTACTTTTTGGTTTTTCTGTAATACATTTACCACCAGATTCTTCTTTATTTTCAAAAATATCTTTAGCAACTTCAGTTCTTTTAGTCACTTTTGCATTTTTGAAAATTTCTTTTTCTGTAAAATCATCAATACTAAGTAGATTATTTAATTTATTATCTTTCATATTATTTTATTTTTATTTTTATATTATTTTATTGTTTTGTATTCTATATATTTTTTATAAAAAATGTCGTGATATATACTATTAAAATTTTTAGCAGATTTCATGTTTTGGGTTAAATGATTATCTGTTTCAGTTCTCAAATCATTTAACATTTTTATGCCTTGTTCATTCTTTCCATTTTTAAAATAATTATTAGCAGTTTCATCTAATAGTTTAGATTGTATATTAAGATAATTAACTAATTCAGTTTCAGCATTTTTATCTTGTGTTATTCCGTTTTCTGAATATCCAGCATAATCATCATCATTATTTTCGTTGTTTTCATTAACGAACATATCAAAAATCTTTAAGTGATTCATACATTTATTTTTTTTTTATATACTATATATATTATTTTTTATTTGTTTTTTCTTCACCGCAAATATCAATTTTAATTTTTTCTAAATCTTTAGTTGCACCTTTTCCTTTTGTCCAATATTTGTTTACATTATCAAAAAATTCACTTTTCTTTTCATCTGATAATTTAGCAGGAGATTTAACATCATAACAATCAAGTATGAATTTAAAATATTCTCTATATTCTATTTGTAAATCTGATAATTTTTCATTTAATGATAAACTTTCATTATATTGTTTGAAATTTTTAATTTTATTCATTGATATTATTAGTTTTTTATATATATATTAAATAATAAAAATCATTTTTTATTATTTTAATGTAAATTGTCTTTTAATTAAATTTCCTTTTAATTTAACAGATTTTTTAGTACCATCTTCAAAATAAATTATAATCTCAAAATTATCAAAAATTAAACCAAAGTCTTGATATTCAATCATATCATAACTACTTGATAGAATGACAACATTTTTATTATGATAAAATCCTTTTCTTCCTATATAATATTCTTTAAACATTTATAAATTTAATTTATCTTGGATTAATTCTATTCGCAACTTGCATCATAGAATTATATCTTGCTTTTTCAAACATTTCTAATGATACATAATCAGTATTAGTGAAATCTACTGTTTCATTTAAACTTTGACGTTCTTGCGCTTGTTTAACTTCATTTAGTCTTTCATCATGAAGTTTTTGCATAACTTCATTTAATTTATTTTCTTTTGCTTCTTGTTTAACTTCATTAATATTAAATCCATTTACTTTTGTTTCAATGTTAAATTCATTAATGTTAAAGTCTTGTGAGTATTCTTGACGTCTTACTTCATTTATATTTTGTTGACTATAATTACTATAATTAGTATTATAATTAGTATAATCAGGAGTTTCTTTTAACATTTGTCCATTAAAAGAATTATCATTACCTCTTAATTGCTCGTATGTGTAATCTGTTGTTTCTATTTTTTTAGCATTTACTTGTTTGAATAAATCTAAATACGATTGATCATAATATTCCATAAAAATTTATTATTTTTTGTTATATATTAATAATTAAGTATATATTAATATTTACATATTGAATTTATTTGATTTATTTTTAATTTTTTGAATTTCTATTGCTTCTTTCGTAGCTAATATTAATTCATCTTCTGCTCCAGTAAAAATTTCACCTTCCCTTTTTAATCCGTTTTTTGGTTCAGATCCCATATATCTGGTAAACATAATAAGATTATTAGGTACATTATCATACTTAACATCATAATAGCATATAGTTTCTAATTTCGATGAAAAACAATGAAATCAGTTTAAAATTAAGTTAATAATTTTTGGGGTAACTACAAACCCCTCTATTCCGTCAATAAATATATTCGGAAATGCTTTTCTTAAAATGTTATAACTACCATTTACATCTGCGTTAATTATCACATTTGAATTTTTTATTTTATATAAACCTCTACTTTGACGATATCCACTGAATATTTTTTCGGTTTTGTCTCCGTAAACTGGTATTAAATCTAAATTCAAAAATGAAGATTTGCTAGTATAACTTTCTTCTTGTAATATAACTCTTATTCCTTCTTTTTCGCACTTATACGATAACATCGATATAAATCTACTATGTGGAATCTGTATGAAATTCTGGTTGTTCTGTTTTGACATGTTGCATTCTTGTTTCCAACCATCATTTTTACCAATAACTAATTTTGATATGTTATTGATAATTAATTCTTTAACTATTTGATTACTTGCTTTGTGTAGGTAATCATCTACTTTATTGTTTCGTTTATTTGTTAACTTCCTTATTCCTTTACTTGACTTCTTTTTATTAGTGATTTCAAGAACTGATTTCATTTCTGCTAAACGTTTATTGTAATATTGATTTGTAGATTTAAGTGGTCTACCATTAAAAATTAATGGTTGAAATCCTTTAATACTGGTCGTTAATGTCGCTAAATTATTTACACCTAAATCAATTGAAGCGTATCGTTTGTTGTCTCTGACTTGTTTCTTTTCATTATAGGTATAACACACTTCAATCACGTATTGATCAAGCCTTGGTATTATCCGAACGCAATCTATTGAATTAATATCAGTTAACTTGGTATAGAATTCTATTTTAGTACCTGATAACTTGATTTTGTTTGTTTTCTTGAATACTTTTCTTGATATCGCTTGATAATTATATGAAATAATAAATCTTCCTTTAATCTTATGAAGAAATCCTGGTTGCTCTGGATAACTTTTATACTTTGATTTATTTTTACCATAATCTTTACATGAATTAAAGAAACTTTTGTAATTTCGTTGAACCTGAATGATAGTTCCAGTCGCAACTTTCATTGGTAATCTCTGAAAGCACTCTTCAGACTTCATTACTTGATATAACTTATTTAAAGGATTATAATCAGTTGTTTCTAAACCTTGTCTGATTAAATAAACTGATCGATTATAGATGTTCTTTGATTTAAAACATAATTCATCACACTCTTTATAATTTGAATGTGATTTAGTAATTATATGTCTTTCCGTCAATTTCATGTATTAATACCTAATTTTAATGTATATATTAATAAAAATATATTATTTATTTATATTTTATAGAAATTAAATCATTAAAAGTTTAAATTAATTTATTATTTTTATTTAACTATTTATTTTAATTTATATGATAAATATTTACTATCTTAGTTTATTAAATCATTTGATGAAATAATTTCATTGAAATTCATTATTTTTCATTCATTTATATGAAGATTTTGAATACCTTTATCATATTCAAAGTCAGCAATGATACCTACATTATTATCTAAAAAATCAACAATAGATTCATATTTATTTTGTCTATCTTTGATGTCAATTATAACATAATCACCAATTTTAAATTTAGTATTTATATTTTCAAAAAATCTAATATATTTCATTTATAACTTATATTTATTTATATATATTAAAAAAATAAAGTTATTTTTGTATGTCAAAAAGTGAAACACCAACAGCAAAAGATTATAAAGAATCTTTTCAAGATAATATAGATAAATTAAAAAGTGAAATTGAAGATGCCCAAGAAGAATTAGATTTTGATCCAACAGAATTTTTTCCAGTAAATAATAATATTGATCTAAATTTCAAAATTGAAATGCATGATTATGAAAAAGATTTGGAAGTAATTAGAGAAGAGTCAAAAGAAACTCTTGAATGTATAGCAAATTTGTATTTATCTGAGGATATTATGTTAAATAAAAACATAAATAATATAATTAAAAATGATGCACTTGCAATTTCGGATTTAAAATTTTCAATATCATGTTCAAAAAGAGGATTGATTAATTTAATGAAGCAAATAGATAATGGTAGCTCTGATGCAGATTTGTTTCAAGCAGTATCAATGTTTCAAAGAGAGATGAAAGATTGTATTGAAACTTTATATAAATTACAAAAGAGTATGAAAGAGTTCTTTAAAGATCTTAAAGAAGAATTAAAAGAAATAAATATCGGAGATGCTGATTTAGAAATACATGATAAATATAAAGATATGAGAATTTCGGATAGAGATATAAATAAATCAATTGATGCTGCATTAGCAAATAAGAAAAAATAAAAAAATTCAGTAGATTTATACTGAATTTTTTTAAATGTTTCTGATTTAACTTTGTATATTGCTGCTATAATAATATTAACATATTGAGTTTTTTTATTATCCAACAAATTATACATTTTCTTTGTACTATCAGACAATCCTTTTAATTTATTATATTCTTATTCTGTTAAATAAACAATTTTAGAATTTTTGTTTCTAACTTCAAATTCCTGAGTTTTAGTTAATTCTCCATTTTCAGATAACTCATATATATTTCTAATTTTAGACGTATCAAATTATTCATTAATTTTTTCTATTTTCATTTAATTTTTTTAATTTTTTTTATATTTATTTAATATAGATAATATTTGTTTATTATATTTATTAGAATAAAAATAATCATTTTTATTTACAATATCAAATACATTAAGTCCATCATCATTAGGTTCTGGTTTAAAATTATAGTCTTTAGCATATAAATTTGCACCTTTCTGTAAAAGTTCATCAATAATTTTCAATCTCATATCAACATTATGATTTTCACCAGAAAGTATATGATCTTTTCTTTTTAAATTTTCGACTGCTAGTATTAATGGAGTAGATCCATCTCTACTTATAGAATTAATATCAATATTAGGCTGTTCTAATAATAGTTCAAATACCTTAAATCCTTCTTCATTTAAACGTTTCTCATACACAATACTAGATAGTGGGCTAAAATTTGCATGTCCTTTTAAATTAATATCAGCTCCTTTATCAATTAAATACTTACATACATCATAATTCTGATATGAACTTGATAAATTAAGTATATTATCACCAGCCAATTCAACATTTATTATTTCAGGATGCGCATCAATAAGACTTATAACATTATTTGTTTCTTTATTCATAAGATATGTTCTACACTCATAATAATAACTATGAATATTTTTTTCTAAATCTTTTTTCTGTTTTCTGCCGTCACTGTATTTCGTGAATGTTGATGTATAATCATCACCATAAAAATGTTCATCATTTGTAAATCCTTCAAATGATTTTAAATGTTTATTTTTCATAATATCTATTTTTTTTTATAAATTAAATTTATCTGTTGTTCTATTAAATTCAGAATCATCTTTAACTCTTAAATATTCTTCAAATTTATTTACTTTCATATATCAATTTTTATTTTTAATATATTTATCATAAATAACTTCTGCAGTATATTCTTTTCTTTTATCTTTAAGATTATTAATTTCTTTTATTATTTCTGGATTATTATCAAAAATATTTCTAATAAATAATACAGCGTCATCTGATTGCTTAAATGATTTTTCACTTATATTGTGTTCATTACAATATATGTAGTCAATATGATCAAATACATCATCAACATAATTTCTTATAGGTACTTTCCATCCAAATGAATTTATTTCATGATCTGGATTTTTATTGTACATCTCTGTTATTAATTTTATGTGATTCATTGAAATAATTTTTTTATTATATATAAAAAATTAAATAATTTAATTTTTTTATTATATATAAAAAATTAAATAATTATTTTATAAATTTTTCAACCTTTTTATTAGTATCTTCTTTTAAGTATATTTTATTCATTATATTAAATATATATTTAAAAAATTTTTTAAGTTCTTTTCGTTGAAATTTTCTTGAATCAATAAGAATATCACTATGTATATTATTTAATTCAAATTTAGTATATATTGCTTTAAATAATATACTATTTTCTATAACACTATTATTTTTGAAATATATTCTTTCTAAATCATTACATTTTATTGTTCTATTTTTTATTTCATTAAATTCAGTCTCAATATAAATTTCATAAATTTTTCTTATTGTATTATTTTTAAATTTTGAAATAATATCTTTATCTATAATATTATTAATCACAAGATAATTTAATATTTCTCTTTCATCATTTTCAATTAAAATATCATTTTCACTACTAATATTATTGATATCAAGTAGTTTTTTATTAACTTCATCAGGTGCAAATACTTTACCTTTTTCATCTGATTCATTCCATAGCATAGTTATTCCCCATTTAACTCCTGATATATCATTAATGATTTTATTTCTAAATAAATCTAAAAACTTAATATCTTTATATGATTCTAATTTACATTTATTGAATATATTAGAGCAAGAACCTATACCATCATGCCCCCCTGCAACAGTTCTATCATCATTATATCCCATATGAGTTTGAAAATTTTTTAATAAACCATCCATATATTTACCTAAATTATTAATCGGTAATCCTAATTTATCTTTTGGTAAATCTTCTTCTAACATATCTGACATTTTAGTTGTTAAATTTGCAAGTTGAAGAGTATTACCATATTGTAATAATACAAAATTTATTTTAGTATCATTAGGTATGATGCCAGATTTTACATCTTGTGCAAAAATTGCTTTTGCTCTTAGAGCATTAGACCATGTACCAGATGGAACATACATAAGATTTACAATAATTTGATATACAACTGGTTTAACTTGTAATTTTACTACATCTGAATTTATAATATTACCATCATTGTCATAATCTATATATGAAATATTTTGTGCGAATTTTTTCCAAAATTGTTCTTGTGAAGTGAATATAATTTTTTTACCATCTTCTGAGAATCCTTGATATTTTTCTCCAATACCTTTTGTTTTTATTTTCATTTGTGCTAATCTTAAATATGCATCAGATACAAAATCAGGTTCATCACCATTTTTGAAATTAGGATTGTTTTTAGGATAGAATATTTTAAATAACCTGAATATATTATAAATTGATGGCTCTTGAGATGCATTTATAACTTCAATAAATGTTTTATGATCAGAACGTTTTAACATTTGATTAAATGATGCTGCAAAATTTAATTTTGCATTAGGCCCGCTAGCAATTTTTTTTAAATCAAAATCTAATATTCCTTTGATATCAACGTTATATTCTTCATATTTAGCAGAATCAACCATATCAATCCAATCTTTAGTATCATTTGAAAACGGTATTCCTAATTGTAACGCTAAACCTTCAGCAGCAGAACCTGTATCAGTTTTTATGCTACCTTTCTTTTGAGCTATTATTTTATCTTCTTCTGAAAAAACACCGTGATGATCAACGTAATAATTAAATATTTCGTCATCTGATGCAAAATCTAAAGTTATATTAATCAACGAGTCATCAAGTTTAAATGCTGAAACACCTTCTTGATAATCAATCAATCCATATTTGATAATTTTAAAATCATGATTAATTAAATAATTTTTCATTATTATTGCGGAAACAATTCCGTCTAAATCGTTGTGTGTAATTAAACATACATTTTTTCCAGATTTTCCTTTTTTAATCCAATAATTTATATTATTTGGAAGTCTTGGCGCTGCCATATTTTTATATCTTTAATAATTAGATTACAAAGATACAAAATATTTTTTATATACAACTATTTAAGTGATTATTTTTTCTTTGATAGTAAAGATGTTATATCATTAATAAATTTCTCAGAATTTTTTGGATTCATATTTTCAATTATAGTAAAATTTTGATTCCCTTTAATTTTTATTCCTTCTGTAATTTTTCTTAATTCAGGTTTTGTTGAATAATATTTTAATAAAGTATTGACGAATTCATTAATATTCATTTTTAATTTTTCATTATATTTAACAATATGTAATTGATTATCTTTTTTTCTAATAAAGTAATCAGTATCTGAATATTTATTTTTTATAGTTTCTAATATATCAGTTATATGTCCGCTATTAAATTTTATAATTTTTTCCTCTAATATTTCAATACTCAACATAGAGTCATCTTTAGGAGCTAGTAAAACTTCTTCTTTTATAGGTTTAATAACCTTTTCAATAGTTTCATCTACTGCATTATTTGATGAAATATTATCAGATTCTATTTTTGTATCAATTATATTAAAATCTGTATATTTTTTAATAGGCATATTATATTGTTATTTTTTATTATATATTAATAAATTAAAGTCATTTTTATTTTTTATTGAATAAAAGTTAATTATATAAAAAAAGATTATTACTTTATAGTAATAATCTTTTTTTGTGTTAAATAATTAATTAAATTTCTTGTGCTGGTACTTGAGATGCAGCAGATTGAGCACTTGGTTGAATAGTTGCTTGAACTTGTCCTTGTGCTGAGCCTGCAGGTTGAGCTTGTGCAGTTCTTGGTTGAACTTGTGCTTGTGCACCTTGTGCCTGTGGTTGAGCTTGTGAATCATCATTAAATTCATCTTGTGCACCTTGAGCTTGTGGTTGAGCCTGAACTGGTCCTTTATCTGAACCTGTTACTATTTCAACAGGAAGATTTTCTATGTTCAAATAATTTTCATTTGCCCATTGTACTAATCTTTCAGCTAATCTTTTTTCACCCATTTCTGCTCTTAAATCTTTACCAGAGCTTTCTTTTACTTTTTTGATGAATGATCCAACTAAAGATTTAGGAAGATCAACATCAACACTAACTCTATAAAAATCATCAATAGCATCTACCATTTCATTTATTGCTGAATCTTGTGTAATAGATTTCTTACCTTTGAAATCGTTTAAACTTAAAATATTTTTTGTCATTTTGTTGATATTATTTTTTTTTATTTATATATTAATTTTATTTATATATTAAAATTCATATGCCTATTTTTATTCAAGTATATATATTAAATAAAAAAACTCATTTTTTGATTTTTTTATACTAAATAATTAATTAAACTTTATAAGAAAAATATTATAAATAAATCAAATTGAATAATTAAAATATGAAAATAAATATTATTGTAGCAGCATCAGAAAATTGGGTTATCGGTAATGATAATAAATTATTATGGAAACTTAGTAATGATCTTAAAAAATTTAAAGAATTAACTCTAAATAAACCTATTATAATGGGTGATAAAACATTTTACTCTTTACCAAAAGGCGCATTACCAAATAGAATAAACATTATACTGACATTAGATGAGAGTTTTAATGAACCTAATACAATTGCTGCATATTCAATAGAAGATGCTTTAAAAACAGCCGAAATGTATGGAGATGATGTTTTTATAACAGGCGGAGGTGGTATATATAAACAATTTTTAAATATTTCAGATACTGTATATTTAACTGTAGTTCATACAATTATAGATGGAGATACTAAATTTCCAGAACTTGATGATAAATGGATTTGTATATCTGAAAAATTTGAATCAAAAGATGAAAAAAATGATTACGACCATACTTATAAAATATATAATAGAAAGATATGATAATATTAAAACGTAGTAAAATAAATGCGATGATAGAATTATTAAATCATAATAATTCATACATAGAAAATGATGATACTGAATATCTAATGAGTCACATATATAAAACTTTAGAAATAAGAAAGAAAATTTCTATTAATAATAATTTTACTTCTGATGAATTTAAAGAAACTGCAAATTTTGTGAAATTATTGAACAATGAAGAATATGAAAAATTAACAAATTATTACGTTGATGAAAATCAATAAAACAAAAAAAATTAAAATTAATGGCTAAAAAAGAAAAAAGTGATAAAATATTTGTACTCGATACAAGTGTAATACTTTATGATCACAATGCAATTTACAATTTCGAAGAAAATGATGTCGCAATTCCTATTACAGTTTTTGAAGAATTAGACGATTTTAAAAAAGGTAACGATACAATTAATTACGAAGCAAGAGAATTTATTAGAAAAACAGACAAATTAGCAGCAAAAAATAATTTGAGTGATTGGATTTCTATTGGTAAAGGTAAAGGAAATTTGAAAGTTGTGATGAATGAAACTACTGGAACAACAGATGCTTGCGTAGTTTTTAAAACTACAAAACCAGATCATTTGATTTTAAATACAGCAATCTCATTATCAGAAGAATATCCTAATAAAAAGATTATACTTGTATCAAAAGATATAAATCTGAGATTAAAAGCTAAATCATTAAATATTAACGCAGAAGATTATTTAACAGGTAAAATCAAAGATACTGATAAATTATTTACAGGTAGATCAACAATAGAACTTGACGACGATGAAATAATTACAAAATTATATCAAAATAAAGTTTGTACACCTCAAGAATTAGGTATCACAGATCTATTAAATAATAAATATTTAATTATTAAATCTTCAACATCATCTGCATTAGCATATTACAATTCTTTAACTCAACAAGTAGAAAGAATTGATAAAGAAACTTGTTATAAAATAACTCCAAGAAATTCAGAACAAATTTTTGCTCTACACGCATTATTAAATCCTGATGTTAAATTAGTTTCATTACAAGGAGTCGCCGGTACAGGTAAAACATTGCTAGCATTGGCTGCAGCACTTCAGCAAAAAAGAAATTTTAAACAAATATTTTTGGCAAGACCAATTATACCTCTAAGTAACTCATCAATAGGCTATTTACCTGGCGATGTGTCGGAAAAAATATCCCCATATATGCTTGCATTGTTCGATAACTTAAAATTTATACAAAGTCAGTTTAAAGATACTGATAAAGAATATAAATTTATTCAAGATTGTGTTAAAGAAGAAAAATTAGTAATTACTCCGTTAGCATATATTCGTGGACGTAGTATTTCAAATGTATTTTTTATAGTAGACGAATCCCAAAATCTAACTCCTCACGAAATTAAGACTATTATAACTAGAGCAGGAGAAGGAACTAAAATAGTATTCACTGGAGATATAAATCAAATTGATACTCCTTATTTAGATGCACAAAGTAATGGATTATCACATATGATTGCTAAAATAAAAGGACAACCTATTTATTCTCACGTAACATTGGTAAAAGGAGAAAGATCCGAATTAGCAAATATCGCAAATGAATTATTATAAATAAAAAAGCTACTCATTTGAGTAGCTTTTTTTTATTTTTCTTTTTTAAGTTTAACAGCATCTTTAATACTAAATTTTTTAATTACTAGAGGATCATCAGGAGATTCAATATAAACATCTTTACCGTCAATTCTATTCACACGTCCATTCATAATATCATTATCTATGTATACACCAGCATTAAGAATTGATCTTTCTTTTGGTGTTTGTGGATCGATAACATTAAAGTCTGATATTTTTTTAACCCATTGTGCTTTTACTGCACCTATGCCGAAGTTTGGATCAGATTTAGGTTCTTCTTCTTGACCTAACATAGTATATTTAGGCATTTCATTTGATTCTGTTATTTCATCAATTTTTAAATAATCATACAAATCTTCAACTTCTTTATCACTAATTGAATTTAATGCATCTTCATCAATATCTGAGTTACTATTAAGTATTTCTTTTTTTAAAGTTTCAATATATTCACTATATTCGTCATATGCAGGTTTAGCTTCTACAGAATCTCTACTATAATATTCTTTTATTACATCTTTTGCTACATCAGTTCTTTTTGTCTTTGTTACATTTTCTTCTTTCCAATTATCATCAAAATCTTTAAATTTTAATACATTTTCAATATTTTTCATATTACTATAATTATTTTCTTTTATTGATTGATTTACTAATTTAGATTTGAACGCAATTGTTTGTAGTTTACTATCCTTTGCAGCAAATTCATCCCAGCTTTCTATATGATGATCAACTGCATTACCTATATATTGAAGATTTGGAATGCCTTTATTCATTCTATCATTGGTTGTTAAATCTCCGATATCTTTTCCTTTGGTCTCTGCTCTTAATTTTTTTAATTGTCGAATACTAGTTTCTCTTGGTAACATATTAAGTTGTTATTTTTTATGTATATATTAAAAACCGTTTTCCGTTTTTTTATAAAAAAATGTTGTGAAAATTAATTCACAACATTATCATTTTTCTTTTCCATTATTTTTATTAATTCAAGAATTTTTGTTTTTTCATTAAATGTTTGAATTTCTTTATCAGAAATTTCTAATGGTTTAAAATGTAAAACTATTTCACCTCCTGCTAATTTGTGTAATTTACCTTCAACAGTATGCCAATCTAAAATTCTGTGAATTCCTTCTATATGTGAAATTACATTTTCATTTTTTGATATTTTAATAGCATGTTTTTTATTTCTTTTATAAATTTCAATCGAAGGACATCCTTGATTACTAATAATACCAATCTCTTTAGAATTTTCATCAAATAATTTAGAATAAATAGTGAACTCTATGTTACAACGCTTTGTTGTATATCCAAGTGATATACATATATCTTCCATAAAATTAATATTAAATACATCATTTATGACATAGTATTCCATTATACCATATTTTTCAATTATTGGATTTTTAATATTATTATTTTTTCCTATCCATTCTTCTTTTGTCATATTTGTCATTTTACCAACAATCATAATCAGTTATATTTTCTTCTTTTTTTAAAAGATTATCAATTATAATTACTGCAGTTCCTATTCCTGTTGGAGTAAATCTATAACTAAATCTACCGCCTATTGCTGTTTTCGGTGATTTTTTCTTTTTCTCTTGTTTTTTGATCCATTCATTTGCAGATTTTTCTTCTTTTTCATTTAAATAATATGTTATCATAATTTAATATATTTTTAATTGTTCAAGTTTTTGCTTACGAATATCTTGTTTACAAAAATGATGATAATCTATTAATCTAATAGTAATTAATTTCATTCTATTTTTTGCAAGTTCTATATCAAAATATTTTACTGAATAACAAGCTAAATCATCAGTATACGTAGATAATTTTATATCTTTTATTATATTTTCACCTAATGAATTTATAGATTTTAAATAATTTTTAACTGATGTATTTTTCATTATTTTAATTTCTTAATTGTTTTAATTTTTATATCTATCATTGATATCAATCTATTTATTTCTTGAGAATGAATGCCACCCTGTGATATTTTAATTAAATATTGAATATTTATATTATATAAATCTTCTAATATGGTAATTGTATCAGAATTATTTATCAAAGTTTCAAGTTCTGTACTATCATTCCAAAAAATTTTATTTTTCCTTGTAGAATTAGTAGTAATTATTATTAATGAAGAAAATAAAAAAGATATATAAAGCGCCAATTTAAGCATAATATTAACTGAAATATCTTTATCTATAGTAATAAAATAAACCATCGAATAAATAATAATAAAATATATCACGAATGATATACCAAAAATAATCCATAAAGAACATTTACTAAAAAATTTAGTTATTGCTTTCATAATTTTATTTTTTTAAACTGAAATAATATAGAATTAACCATGATAAAACTAATATAATAAAAATAATTAACAAATAATATTTACTAAAAAAATTATTTATTGCTTTCATAATTTTATTTTTTAAATGTAAATACTAAAAAGTTTATAAACCTATGCTTATGAATAATATCAAACAATTACTTTTAAATTTATTTGAGAAAATAGAATACATATTTAAAAATATAGTAAATTCGCTAATCAATTCTTTAAATTTTATATCTGCATCTTCTTGACTCATTTTATTATCAAGTACATAATTTTTAATATCAATCATTCTATTTGATAAACTAAATACTTTTTCGACCATTTTGTCAGAAAAAACTCCAATCAAATCAAATGTTTCCATTAATTTGTTGAAAGATTTATAATTATCAATATTATTATCATTTATCCAAGAATTTTCTAAATTAAAACTATAGTCTGATTTCATTTCCATTTACATTTGTTTGTTTAATTAATAATGTACAAAGATAATAAAAATAATATGTAGTTCATTACATTTTTTATTTATTTAATTTTTTTTTAATGTTTTTTGAATTAGATATTTTTTCAAGATTTTTTAATTTTTTAATTCTTTCTTCCTTTTTCTTTCTTTTGTTTTCGTATTTTTTTAATATTTCTGCAGTTTTAAAATTAATAATTATAAAATCTCCTGATCCTGAAAGTTTTTTATTATGTATCAGATTAGATGCATCTAATAATTTTTGATAAAGTTCATTATTAATCGACATTTAATTTTTTTAATTTTTTGCTTCTTATATATTTAACAATATTAGAATTTTTATTAATTATATCATTACTAATATAACGAATACAATTTTCTTCTACTTCACAATAATTATTGTAACAATTTTTTAATTTACATGCATCATATTTATCATAAGAATCCCATTCAATTCTTTTATTCGGACAATTTTCATCAATAAAATTAATAAATTTTTTCTTATTTTCAATATTAATATATCTATTCTTTGATGTTTTTATATCTGTTTTTATTGTGAAAGTTTTTAATGCACTTGATGATATAGTTAATTCTATTTCAGCCTCATTATCTCTTATGGTGTATCCCGTTATTGAATCATAATCAATTATTGTGAATTCATGATAACAACTAAATTTACAATAACTTAAAGTTATTTCAGTTAATGATACAATTATATCTCTTACTTTAAATTCTGGATTTAAATAAATTGGAATTACCATATTATATTTTTTTCAAAGATAATAAAAAAAAATTGAATTACCTACTATTTTAAAAATATTTATATAAAAAAAGTCCCATAAAGAGACTTTTTAATTTGAGCAAGTGGTCTGATTTGAACAGAATCCTTTAACTGGAAGCTAAACGCATTAACATATGCTACCACTGCATTTTAATAATATCTATATTTTTCATTCATATTTCCTTGATCCTTAATAACTTCATTAATTATAGATAATAACTTTTTTTTATTTTTAATACATTTATTTTTAAATATATTTTCCCATTTTTTAAAATAATCTATTAATGGTAAATTTGAATCTATAAAATCTAAATTGTAATTATTTTTAATAATTTGTTCATTTAAATGATTAATTAAAACTATTAACGCTGGCTCTGATATTTTTTCTAACATATAATTATAAAATTTTTCAGCATTAAAACTATCCAATTCTTCATATTTTTTCCATGATTCACATTCTTTAATTTTTTCTAATAAAATATTTTTATCTATGCTATTAAATTTCATTAAAAAATGATACGCTTCTGAAACTCTAGCGTTTAATTCATTATCCAAAGATAAATAAATAAAATATGTAAAATCATTTAAAGGTGTCTCGATTTTGTTAAAATTTGTTATAATTTTTTGTAAATTAACATGAGTAGGTAAATCTCTTTGATTCTTAACCAAATTATAAAATTCTAAAACATGAGTCAATTCATGAGATATTTTACTTTTTATGATGTAATCATCAGTTCCAATAGGAACAAAAAAGTATAAATTTATATTTTTTAATATATTATTTGAAAAAGTATAATTTATAGGATCAAATTTAGCATAACAATCTAATCTTTTTTCAAAATTAATAGTCAATTTAATATTATATAAAGGAAATAAAATATCTTTTAAATCTAAAAAAATAATCTTATCTTCATAGTCTAAAAAATTAGTATAAATAATATCAGAATATGTTTTAATAATGTTAGAAATACCATTACCTTCATTGATAAAATTTAAATACTTTTTCATATTGGTATATTAAAATTTTCATTTAATAAATTTTTAAAAAATATAGGATCATATAAATACATTCTATTAAAATCTTTATGAAATATTGCAGATGGTATCGATGAGAACTCTAAATTACCCTCATTAATCCTATTATCAACACTTGATATTTTACTTTTTATATATTTTAACCTAATATCAAATAATTCTTTAAGATCAATTAAAAATTTATCATTATTAGTTTCTTTCCATATAGATTTATTTAATTTCTTAATATATTTCTTATTTTTTGAATAATAATAAATACTCTGATATATTTTATCTTTTAATAAATTTAATTCAATTTCTTCTATATTACTAAGCTTTTTTATATTAAATTTTTCAATATCTTTAATATTATCAAATATTTTATTGTATTTTTTACCAATCTTACTAAAATAATAATATTGATGTATTTGAGCATCGATTTCATGACTTAAAGTTTTATATAATAATTCAATTATATTATTAATATAATCTGATTTAAAATTGTTTCTAAATTGACTCAAAATAACTCCGATAGACCAAGAAGATGACCTAAATTTATTATTTTTAGAAATATTGTAATATTGAAAAATGTGTAAACATTCATGTAAAATGACAGAATCTATATAATCATTAAAATATATCTCATCTTTATCAGAAATATAAATATCTAAAACTATTTCAATATTAGATAAAATATCATTACTCATTTTAGAGTTATTAAATCTAGCAACAGAGTTGCAAACATTTTCTTTATATTTATATAAATTAAATATTACTTTAATATTATCTAATTTTAAGTCATTTTCAGATAATTCATAAGTAAACTCATTACTTAAATTAATATTATTAAAATTAATTAATATATTATGCAAATCTTTTGATATAGTCTCCTGTAAAATTTCACAAGAATCAGATATCGATTTTCTTTCTAATAAATATGTGTTGTAATTGTTTAAATAATCCATAATATAAATTTGAGCAAGTGGTCTGATTTGAACAGAATCCTTTAACTGGAAGCTAAACGCATTAACATATGCTACCACTGCATTTTAATAATATAGTAATTAAATATTAAAAAGTTTATAAATTAAATTTTTTAATATCATATTTTATTTGTATTTCTGGATCTAATTTTACATCATTTAAAACCTTAGCAGTATCTAAATAAATTTTTTTATCTAAATCACATACATTAAAATTCTCAATTAATGTATCAATATCAAAAATATCTTCAATTTCATAATCTATATCATTGTCTTTATATTCATTGCAAATATGATTTATAGTAAAATTATTTCTGCTTAATTTATCATCAAATGAATACATATCATTTATACCACAATCTGATATAGTACAAAGATAAATTATTGTTCCAGTATTATTTTCAAATAATTTTAAATGCTTCATATTATTTTTTTAAAGTATATATAAATTTTAAAAATCCAGAATCATATATGCGATATACCTTCCGTTCTAACATAATTTCATGCTCTGTTTTATTTATATCAAATCCTTCTGTTACTAATTTATTTTTACGAAAATTACATTTATTATGCCTAATATTATCAATAATATATTGATAATCTGGCTTAACTTTATCGACAAAATCAAATCCTATTTTTTTATATAAATTAATTTGACTAAAACTTCTATCAAAATAACATACTATTTCTTTCGCACTATATTTATTTATAAAATAATTTAATAACGTAATTTCACTATCAATAATATTAGTATTTATTTTATTACTAAAACTTATCATCTCATAATTATTATTCTTAATATTAAATGTCATTAAACTAATTAATTCATTACCTAAATATAAACCAATTTTTATATTAGATTTAATATATCCATGTATATCATTTTTTTCTAAATAACTTTTAATTAAATTTATATCTAAAACTTCTCTTATTTCACAATCTTTTGAATCAATTACGTTTTCAAAAATATTTAATTTACTTAATATTATAGATTTTATAATTTCATTATTATAAATCCAGTCATCTTCATAAATATGAATCAATTGAATGCCTTGTTTTTCACATTCTTCAGTTTTATTTAAATGATAATCTTTATCTTTATTTAATTCATTGTGCCACCATAAACCATTAAATTCAAATGCTAATTTCAAATTAGGTAAATAAATATCTAATTCTAAAGGATTTAAAATTTTTCTATCATTCAAAATTATCTCATCATTATAATTTTCTTTAATAAAACCTAATAATTGTAACTCTAACCCACTAACATTTTTTGAAATTGGATTGCATTCTGTACATAATATTGTTTTATTATTTATCCTATTCCACAATAATTTATAATCAATATTAAAATGATGATCTTTATGTAAATCACATTTAAATTCATATTGACCATTTGATAAATATCCAACAAATATATCTTTTCTATCTCTAATAATTTCAGATTTATATAATCCTTTATCAAAATTTTTCTTAAAACTAATAAATTGATTTTCTCTCATTTTAATAGATATTTCTGCATTTTGACTAGCATATTCTACTCCATATCTTTCTAAATTCGTTGATTTCATTTTATATGGATTTGTATAGTTAGCATCTCCATATTTTTCTAATTTACTTACATGTCCTTTTTTGTTAATTTCTTTAGATTGCTGAGGATATTCGACACCAAAATTTTTTAAACAAGTTTCTACTTTTTTATCTTTAATAATTTGAGAATTTGAAACATTTTCTACTCCATATTTTTCTAAATTTGTATTTTTTGATTTTTGTTCAGAACATTTTCTACTACAAGCATAATATGTTGTTGAATTTTTTGTGTTATAATTATATCTACTATATGAAATAATAGTTTCTTCGCCACAAACATCACATTTTGCTTTAATTTTTGATACACTTCTTGTAGGTAAATCTATTGCAAGTATAGAAATAATTTCATTTCCTCCTTTTACTTCATACCCTTTTTCTTTATAATATTTAATTTGATTATTAGATATTTTTACATCGACATACTTTGTCAAAATCATAACATTTTTTATTTTATATATAAAAATAAAAATATAAAAAAATTATATTTTTATTTATTATTTCATAAAGGAGTTCCCTCTAATTTTTTAAGCTCATTTTGTAATTTATCAAGTTCTTCATGTTTTTCCATCATCACGTTTTTCCACTTTTTTCTATCAGAATATACTTCTCTCATTACACTACTAACAACTCCTTCCTCATTCTTAAATACTGATCCATTTAAAGTTATGATATCATCAGGCTCAATTGTTAATTGATGTCCATTAAATATGGAATAATCTTTACCTTTTACTTTTTGACCTTTATATGAATCTGCAGATATGTTAAATTCTCTCATAGTAGTAGGATACAAGGAACTAAAGTCAAAACAGCATGTCCATTCTGCCATACCTCTTACAGGTTCTTTAACCCATCCTCCTTTTATAGATTCAGTTTCAGTATCTCCGTATTCACTATCTTCATTTCTAACAAGAACAATATTTTTTTGATCTCTTAATTTTTCTCTTAAAATTCCTTCTGTTAATGCAAGAGTTGAAATTGCATCTTTAATCTTAATTTTACCCAATACAGCCATGCCATAAAGTATGTCTACATATTTCATTTTTTTATGTATCTGTTGAACTAAGCAACTATCTACAGCATTATAGAATACAAATTTCTTATAGTCCTCTTTATGCAATTTTTTTAAATCTCCATCGTAATTAATTTTCTTAATTTCTTTTCCTAGTAATTTTTCAGAAGCGAAATCTAAAGATAAACTTTCCTTTACTTTAACTGATTGATCCCATTTTTTAAATAATTCCATATAATCAACTATAACCCTATGCGCTGGCATTTCTGCGTAACTTGGATTAATAGCATTAGGAGGATTAAATGGTTTATTAAGTTTTTTTGTGAATGAGGCAACCTCAGGTTCAAGTCCAATTCTTCTTGCTCTTGCAACTAAATATGTCCAGTCATAATTAATGAAATTCCAACCAGTTATTACTGGCATTTTAGGAACTAATTTGTTAAAAAAACTATGAAGCATATCATATTCAGTTTTGTACTGAACATATTTAAATTTATAATTTGTTCCAAATTTTTGAAAATGAGTATTGATATCATTACCAATTGATTCAATTTGTGCAGCATCTAAAAACTGAGTTCCAATTACCAACACTTTATCTTTATTTACTATTGATATTGTTTGTATCTCACCCTCAGCAAGTTGTGGTTGTGGTTTACCAGTATTAAGAATCTCGTTCTCAATATCAACGAAGAATATATCTGGTTCTGCATATGAATATATTTCATCTCGTTCTTCTTTATCAAAACTATCTATGAAATCATAAATGGAATACCGATTTGGGTATTTTGTATAAATCTCTTTAACATTTTCTCCTGACCATGTGACAAATCTACCACTTTTTTCTTTATCATCATCAGTAGTTTTTATAAATTTTGTTGGGCGACTCCAATTTTTATATTTTAGTTTGATCTGACCAGAACTATCTATATATGAGATAATTAGGTTATTATTTTTATATTCAGTATCTACAATCATATATTATTTTTTAATTTATTTTTTAATAAAGTTTCAATGAATTTTGATTTAGATTTTTTAATATATTTATCTAATAATTCATAAATATATGGATTTAGTGAAAAACTCACTGTAATTTTTTTTTCACTATCTAACATTTTTTTCTTCATATAATTTATATATGTTTTTATATTATTTGTTTGTTATTTTATAAATAAGATATATTCTTGTGTTATGACTTGAAATTATTTATATATAGAATAAAAATAAAAGTTATGAAAAAAGTTGAAGAAAAAAAGAGGAAAATAACAATAACATTAAGTCCTGACATACTTATATTATTAGATGATAAAACATCTAATAGATCTAATTATGTAGATAATTTATTATTAGAATATTTTAATAAATTAGGAGAAGATGTATCAAAAATAAAATTATAATAATGAGAAAATTAACTACAAATGAATTTATAGAAAAATCAAATGAGATACATAATAATAGATATGATTATTCAAATACTATTTATACTGGTTGTAAAAATGATGTCGAAATAATTTGTTCAATACACGGAAAATTTACTCAAAATGCTCAATCTCATTTAAATGGGCATGAATGTACGAAATGTTCTGGTCATTATATATATTCTAAAATAGAATTTATTGAAAAAGCTAATATTGTACATAATAAATATGACTATAGTTTAACGAATTATATAAATAGTAGAAATAAGATTAAAATAATATGTCCGATTCACGGAGAATTTATCATAAGGGCGAATAATCATTTACTTGGAATAGGATGTTCAAAATGTAGTGGAAAAAATAAAAATATATCTGAAATAATTGATGATTTTAATAAAATATATGATTATAAATATGATTATAGTTTAGTTAATAATTATAAAGATAAACATTCTATAATTAAAATAATATGTCCAATTCACGGAGAATTCGAAAAAATTGCATATGCTCATAACAATGGTCACGGATGTCCAAAATGCGGCATAAATACATTATCTACTTCTAAATTTATAGAATTATCAAAATTAAATCATAATAATAAATATGATTATAGTTTAGTTAAATATAATGGTGTTATGAATACTGTAAAAATAATATGTCCAATACATGGTATGTTTGAACAGATTAGTAGATTTCATTTAAATGGTAGTGATTGTCCAAACTGTTCAGAATCTAAAGGTGAAAAAGAAATCAGAAATTATTTAGATAATAATAATATATTATATATTAGAAATAAAAGATTTAAAAATTGTAGGCATAAGAATACATTACCTTTTGATTTTTACTTACCTGATAATAATATATGTATCGAATTTGATGGAATACAACATTTTGAAATTATTGATTATTGGTTAGGATCTGATGGATTAAAAGATAGAATAATTAGAGATAAGATTAAAACAGATTATTGTTTCAATAATAAAATTACTCTTATTAGGATAAAGTACAATGAAAATATTGTAGAAAAATTAAGCATTTTATTATAATGACAAATGAGCAGTTTATAGAAAAAGCTATTGAAATACATGGATATAAATATGATTATAGTTTAGTTGAATATATAGATAATAATACGTGCATTAAGATATATTGCAAAAAATGTAAAGATTATTTTATTCAAAAACCAAAGCATCATTTATATAGTAAATCTGGTTGTCAAAGATGTTCTAAAAATTATAGAATAGATACTAATGAATTTATAAAAAAATCAATAGAAAAATTTGGTGATAAATATAATTATTCTTTATTAGAATATAAAAATATGCATACTAATATTCAAATTATATGTAAAGAACATGGAATATTTGAAAAAAATCCGGTAGATTTTTTAAATAGTGGTTGTAATAAATGTAGCAAACGTATATCTGATACTTTAAAGTTTATAGAAGAATCTAAAGAAATAAATGGTGATAAATATGATTATAGTTTAACAGAATATGTGAGTAGTCGTAAAAAAGTAAAATTAATATGCAAAGAACATAATTATATATTTGAGCAAACTCCGAATAATCATATATGCAAAAAACAAGGTTGTGATTTATGTGGAAATAAAAATAGAAGATTAAAGAGAATACAAGAAATTTCCATCAATAAATATAATGGAAATCAAGTGATTCCATCGTTTAATAGTTTAGCTTGTGATATTTTTAATAATATTATGATTAATGAGAATGTATATATTCAGCACGCAATGAATGGAGGAGAGTATTATATTGCAGAATTAGGATATTGGTTAGATGGATATGATAAGGATAATAATATTGTATATGAATATGATGAGAAGCATCATTTTGATAAATATGGTAACTTATTAGAAAAAGATATTATTAGGCAAAACGAAATAGAAATTTTTTTATTCTGTAAGTTTATAAGGATAAAATATAATTAGACTTATTTATTTTTATATATATCATTTAAACAAACTAAACTAATTAATGAGTCAAACTAAATATGTTACAGGAAATCTATTGTATATAGATCAAAATATTAAATTTAAATTAATATTAGGTATTTATCAGAATATAATTACATTTTTCAATGATAATGATATTTCATTTTTAACTGAAATGAAATTAGATTTTTCACAAATACCAAATAATTATCATGGAAATGGTATTAGTACAAATCTTATAGAGTATTTATCGAATAATACAAATGATAGTAATTTAACGTATAGTTTTTTAAATTATTTTTTATTTAGTATAATAAAAATTAAGTGTGATTATAAGGATAAGATTATTTTTAATTTTATGAATAGTAGTATATGGAGTAATATGAGTTTACAAATTTATATACCTGCGGTTTCAACTTCAACTACGACAATTACTACTCTTACCTCGTCAACTACAACTACTGCTATTCCAACTACAACTACTACAACTACAACTCTTAGATCAGGTTTATTAACATTAGGATTTAATGATATCAACAATTTAAGTGGTATAGTTGATATTAATTCTGTTGATGCTTGGAATACATATTTTAATTTACCAACGAATGGAGTTGAATTTCAAAGTGTCACAGTTGATGGAAATAATATAGATTTATATGGAGGTAGTAATATAACATTAAATGATAATTTATTTATCCCTATGAGTTCTTCATTAGTTAGTATTGTATCTGGAGATATAATTCATACTGGAATTAATGTTTTTGGTAATTTTATGAAATCATGTATTTATTTAACTACAGTAAATTTACCAAATTTAATTAATGCTGGAAATTCTTGTTTTTATAATTGTACGTCATTAATAAATTTAAATTTACCAAATGTTCAAAATATTGGTGATGATGGGTTATCTAATTGTACTGCTTTATTATCGATTAATTTACCATCTTTAATATCTGCTACATCATCTAGTTTATCTAATTGTGAATCTGCTATTTCATTTGATATGCCTTTATTACAAACTGCTGGAGATTATTGTTTTTATGGTAATTCATCTGCAATAACATATAATTTACCAAATTTGCAGGTTGCAGGAGATTATTGTTTTTCAATAAATCCAATATTAACTAATATTTATCTACCGTCATTATTAAGTGGTGGTACTGGTATTTTTTCAAATAATTATGGATCTGATTTAATAAATATAAATTTACCATCTTTAATATCAATTGGAAATTTAGCTTTTTATAAAGATACAGTATTAGAAACAATTTATATGCCTAATTGTATAAATTTAGGTAGTACAGTTGGTAATGATAACTGTTTTAATGATGTTCAAGGATTAACAACTGGATCTACATTGTCATTAACAGTATCAAACGTTTTACAATCATGTAATGATGGATTGCCTGATGGGGATATTCAATATTTAACTGGATTAAATATTTCTATTGGAGGATATGCTCATTATCTTGGTAATTTAGGTAATATAACAGTTAATTATATTAACTAAACAACTACAATAATAATGGCGAAATAATAATATAAAAATAATAATATAAAAAATGTATGACATAATAATAATATCAGCGGCTAAAGATTTCAATAAAATAAAATATTTATATAAAAGTATTTTACAATATATTCAGCCAACTCCTAATAAAATTTATTGTATTTGTCCTGAATATCCATCTGATATGATTAGTGGAATTACATATAAGTTAGATAAAGATGTATTAAATATTGATATTTCAAATATAAAATATAAACCAACTTGGATATATCAGCAATATATTAAATTATTACAAAATATAACATTAAATGATTATTTAGTTATCGATTCTGATATAATTATTAATAAATCTATTGAAATATTTAGTGATAATAAACCAAATTTTTTTATAAGTAATAATAATTATTCTAAAACATTTTTTGATTATTCTAAAACATTATTTAATATAGATAAAAAATATAATAGTTCGTTTATAAGTGAAATAATGTTATTTGATATGACGTTAGTAAATGAAATGTTATTAACGAAATTTAAAGATCATGATGATTTTATAAATGAAAGTAATAAAATAATTACAAATACTTGTTATTTATCAGAATATGAGTTATATGGAAATTATATTTATGATAAACATACTAATGAATACAATTATAAAAAAATAAAATCTTCACCTTTTGTAATATTGAATAATTTAACAGATTCTGGTATAGAAGAATATTTATCTAAAATGAAAGATTATAATTTTGATATTATAAAAATATCATCAATAAAATAAAAAAAAGCAGATTAAAAATCTGCTTTTTTATTTTAATTTATACTCATTAAACTTGCAGTATTTACAGTTAAACTATTAGTTACATTATTACTTGTCCAATTAAATTGTACATCTAATATTTGATCGACTGTTGTATTAATAACGATATCTGATGTACAAGGTAATGGAGTTA